AATTCCCGTATACGAAAAAGCTATCTAGTACCTTACAGTACACACAACCAACACACACAAAATGAACTTCAAAAACTACCTTAAAAACTTTATCAACCCAGAGGGTCATGTATCGAGTTTCGATAATGGACAGTTCTTTATCCAGAACTATATGAAGCTGTCTTTAGTGGATATAGAAAATGTCGGTCTTAATACGTCTAGTGACGAGCAAGACCGTATTGATAAGCTAAGCATTAAGACTGGAAAAGAACTTGATGCAGGAGAGGAAAAATACCGACAAATTGTGGGTGAGCAATTTTCTAATAGGAGAAAGACGAAAATTATTTCTAAAAATACTGTATACGGTTCTAGACAAAAAATGTCTACTAACTTTTATCAAACTAGCATCGCTGGGTTGAACCCTTTATATATAACCGATATGGGCTTACCGAACGCCACGGCGATCGAGAAACGTCTACGTGAGATTGTGCCTTCTACTGAGTTAAAAGAGCAACGTATTCATCGTTTCTTTAATTCTACTATCATGGCAGATTTCTATGATAATGCGACAGCTTTGTTGACCGTACTGTTACAGTTCTACTGGAAATTGAAAATCATAGAGCGGATGGACGTGCACCGAGTAAAGGTCGAGATTAAATTGCACGGCATAGAGAATATACGGGGTATGGAACCGTTAACAGCGGCACCATTAGTTTGCAATTATCTAGCTGGTCTACGAAATGGGGTAACGGCTCACCCCGATGACATAGACATATTAAACTTGACTGAAACTTTTTTACAATGGTTAGAACAAGCGCCTCCTAGAGTCATCAGAAATGACTTGGGAGTAGACGTTCCCAATCCGGATTATATGAGTCTAGCACATGAAGTTACCTTTGTTTGTCATAAAATGTACGATTATAATGATGGTCATAGTAGTAGCGGACGTACGTTTGGTGAAGTCTTTGGCTTCACAAACAATTGCTATAAAGTGCATTCATCATGGAATCAAATAGTTAATGATGACCAGAATATTCTTCAGAATGAAGAAAACATATTCCCCGATTCACAAGCGGCGTACACTGCTTGGGAGAGAGCAGATGGTTTTATCAACTGTAGTGGGTTAACGCCGAAGATGGCGGCAATACTTAATATGGCTCTCAGGGGCAATAAGAGGACTTCGCCTTTGTTGGTAGACCAAGATTTGAAACTTTTAGCATCAAGAGCTAGGGTTATAGGATTCTATGTTCCTGAGTACCGCGAAATTAGAGGAACATTCACTAGTGACGAAGTCGCTAAAACTATATCAATATTAGTTGGGACACATAGGTGGCATGAGGACTTATTAAATGCCACAAATGGCCTAAAGTACTGGCTGGCTCAACCGGCTACCGAAACAGTCGAATCACATTGGTGGCACTCTATTAAAAGAGAATATTCACTACCAAAATTAGGTTTAAAACGTGCCGTAATGGGTATGTTGTTAGAAGGGGACGGTGTGATGATTACTTCAGACGCTGTTCGCAATTTGGCTTCTTCACTGTCGAAGAATGACGAGCTGATTTTTGAGTCTACCTTCATGAACGCTTGTTGGTATTGGGGTGAATACCTCATGTTTTTTAATAGTGTCAATGCTGAACATACTTTAAGAAAGTTGAGCATGGCACAACAGGATAGCATCACACCGTTTGAAAGGGCGGATGCGATAGTGTCTAGCATGTTGGGCGTGGCTATACCTAAGTGTGTATACCGACAGCAAGCTACATTCGCTACAGGTGGTGTAATAGGCCAACTGAGTAATAGAGTAAAATTTGGTAACATAGTTATTGAGCATATGCAGGACTATGGGTACACAATAGCAGGTGATGGTTTCAATACGCAGACACTGGTACCACCATCTGGAGTAGCTTTAATAGTTGGACTTGGTGGCCCTTTGATTGCAGGCACACCGTATGGTAGCATATTTGGTGTGAGACAAGCCTCTCTCAAAAGAGTTGGGTTTACTAGAAGACGCGCATATCACTACAACGACTTATGGGGCATGGGGGTCGTGACTAGATGGCTCGGTTATGACTTACATTACTTGCATCCTAGGGCTTCAAATAGCCATAGGATATATGCAGCTAACGATGTATCAGTTGCAATGCCACCGGTAAATATAGGTACTCTGGACACACCTACGTCGTATGAGTTTTTGTCGTTGAGCAGGCGTCAACACGTCTTTGGGTCTGACTTGTCACTTGCACTAAATTGTAAAATGGTATTTCAATGGCAGAGAGACACCCCTACACCACTAGCTAGAGCACAGTTCAATTCACCGGTGTGTTACATTGATGAAAGGAGTTATGCTGGAGTGAGGTACTACAAAGGTGTGAAACACACTTCGACCAATTACCAAGCATACCTGTTAGCTGATTACGATTACGTGACGTCGGATTTTCAAATAACCTATCCAGAGCAAGCTGTCCCACTCCCCGTGCCTATAGGCGATTTGAAGTTAGCGGTGAACGATGTTGGTCCACCAGATATAGACCAGAATATAACAGAAAACGCGGTTTAGTCGAATTGCGCAAAGCACTGCTGTATGTAGATGTAGTGGGTGATACCCTTATAGAAAAAACTTTTATTGATTGTAAGTATGTGTTGTTTGATGTATTATATGGTATCAACCTTGATGGTTGGACACACGTTAAATTTAATACTGATGTGGTCTATTGTCTTTGTATATACAACAGCGCTCTGAGAGCCACTATGTGTTACGTCTCGCTAACGAATGATCTTAGGACGATGGGAAAACACGCAATGTTGCGTATGTCTCGTATACAGTTTGGACCAGCCTTATTTCCTTTTGGCAAAGTTGATAATAGTATCGTCATGTCTCATGTGTTGCACATAACTACTGACAGTATTAGACATTACGAGATAACACGACAGCGAGGTCCAAAACCGGAGCATAGGGCACTCTTTAATGAGGTTTATGATAAACGGTTAATGTTAGACAACGCTAAGATCTCGGCAAGACACATGCGACATATGACAATCAATGAACTACGTGACATAGATATTGAGATTATAGAAGAACGCTGTGCGTTTATGTATGAGTGGATGTATAGTATGATAAATAGACAATTAATGAGTGAATCTGCTATGATAGGTTTTATATTATGGATATTAGGTATGCCAGATGAGCATTATACCTTGATTAGTAGGTCCGCATTGTGGTCATGGACTTATGATAGTCTTGAAGACTTTGCAAAAACTGTTAAAAAAGAGATCTCACTAAAGCTGAAAGCTGTCCAGAACTTGTGTGGAATAGATTGTAGCATATTTTTTGAATTCGAAGTTTTGGTAAATAGAGGTATTGGAGCAGTGTCCTGGGAGACAGAAAAAGAACATCGGGTAAATCCGAATACTGTCACTATTAGCGATGTAGAGATTCTAGAGCGGGCTCATGAACTATTCAAGAAAGTCAAGAGGCGTGGCGGCAGGCCGTTTAAAAGTCACTTTGACACTTACTTCAAGATGAGGTGGCAGTGGGCACCACCTGGAGCATATCATTCACAGTATGCTGAAGATCAGCAGTACATATCGAGTGATCCAATGCTTAAGAATAAGTTGTATGCGTGCTGTGCTATGCCTAAACGGGAACTCGAATTCTTCACAAATAGAACACCACAAATCGTTGCTAGGGCTTCTACAAAGTATGAGTGGGGAAAGCAGCGAGCCATTTATAGTGTTGATAACACTAACTTTATTTTATCAAGTTTTGCCATGAACGGTTGTGAAGAAGCCTTAGCTACCATAGTACCAATAGCCCAAGAGGCAGAGGCCGCTAGGGTTGGTGCTACGGTACGTGAAGTCTTAAAGAATGGCGTACCTTATTGTTTTGACTTTGAGGATTTCAACGCTCAACACTCGACGAGTGCGATGCAACAAGTACTCAAGGCTTACGGCAAGGTATTCGAAGCAGACCTTTCACCACAACAACTTGAAGCACTCGGTTGGGTAACGAAGTCGCTAGAAGATGTGGTCATACAGGATAAATACAACGGTAGTTATAGGGCACAAGGTACGTTGCTTTCTGGGTGGAGGTTGACCACATTCATGAACACGGTACTCAATGTGATCTACACACAAGTGATGACAGAACAAGACCCGTTCCCTACAACACATAGTGGCGACGATATTTTAGGTGCGGTAACTACATTGAAACAGACGCAAAATATTGAGAGAAATGCTCAAATATATAATATCAGGTTTCAAAGTTCTAAATGTTATCTAGGATCCATTGCTGAATTCCTGCGTGTAGATCATAACATAGGGGATGGTAGTCAGTACTTAGCTCGCTCGATTGCTACTCTAGTCCACGGGCCTACAGAGATGGCT